AAGCAGGCGGCAGGTGCAGCCAAGATCGACCCGCTGATGGCCATGTTCAACGCGGTGGCGCTGTTGTGCATGAACCCCGCCGCCGTCCGCCGCAGCTTCTGGGAGGTCACCGAATCATGAGCTGGCGCGACTGGCTCCCGTGGAGCCGCAAGAACGCCACGCTCGACCTGTTCCGCGAGATTTACGGCAGCCGGACCACGAAGTCAGGCGTCCGCATGGACTGGCGGCAGGCGCTGCGCGTTTCAACCGCGCTTGCCTGCGCTCGCGTGATCGCAGATGGCGTCGCGCAAGTCCCGCTGAAGGTGTTTCAAGAGCGCCAGAGCGGAGGGCGCGAAGTCCTGCGCGATCACCACCTGTATCGGCTGCTGCACTCGGCGCCGAACCCCTGGCAGACATCGTTCGAGTGGCGCGAGACCGTGGTGCTGCATGCGGTGTTCACAGGCCGGCATTACAGCTTCATCAACCGGGTGCGCGGCGAGGTGCGCGAGCTCATCCCGTTCGAGCCTCAGACCGTCGAGGTCAAGCGTGCGCGCGACGGCACGCTGACCTACAAGGTCACGCTGAACGATGCGACGGAGGAGTTCCCGGCTGAGTCTATTTGGCACCTCCGTGGCCCAAGCTGGAACGGCTGGGAGGGCATGGACGCCATCGACCTGGCGCGCGACGCGCTGGGCCTGGCCGTGGCCACCGAGGAGCAGCACGCGCGGATGCATGAGAACGGCGTCAGCGTCCCGGGCGTGTATTCGGTCGAGGGGACGCTCGACCAGAGCCAGTACGACATGCTGCGCCGGTTTATCAAGGAGAACTACAGCGGAGCGAACAAGGGCCTGCCGATGATTCTGGACCGCGGCGCCAAGTGGCTGCCGTTGGCGATGTCCGGCGTCGACGCTCAGCACCTTGAGACCAGGCGCTTCCAGGTTGAGGAGGTATGCCGGTTCATGCGCGTGATGCCGATCATGGTCGGCCACGCCGACAAGTCGCAGACCTATGCCAGCAGCGAGCAGCAGTTCCTCGCGCACGTCGTGCACACGCTGTCGCCATGGTATGCCCGCATTGAGCAGTCCATCGCGGCGCAGCTGCTGACCGAGCGCGACGAGCGCAGCGGTGTCTACGTCAAGTTCCTGCCGGCTGGCCTGATGCGAGGCGCGATCAAGGACCAGGGCGACTACTTCGCCAAGGCGCTGGGCAGCGGCGGCGCCCCGGCCTGGATGACGCAGGACGAGGTGCGCGAGCTGCTGGAGATGAACCCAATGGGCGGCGATGCTGCGCGACTGCCAATCGCCACGAACGTGCCGAGCCCAGCGCCGGCGCGCGACGACCCGGAACCCGAACAGTAAGAGGAACCAGACATGGCCATCGAACGCGCGAGCTTCGGCCTGCGCGAGCTAAAGCTCGCCCAGAACGACAGCGACGGCATGACCTTTGAGGGCTACGGCGCAGTCTTCGGCAACGTGGACAGCTACGGCGATGTGATCCAGCCTGGCGCGTTTGCCGAGACCCTGGCCGCTGCGCAGAAGTCCGGCATCTGGCCGGCCATGCTGCTGCAGCACGGCGGCTGGGGCATGGGCGCCGAGGACATGACGCCGATCGGCATCTGGACCAGCATGGCCGAGGACGGCATCGGCCTGAAGGTGTCCGGCAAGTTGGCCGACACCGCACGCGGGCGAGAGGCATACGCGCTGCTGAAGATGGAGCCGCGGCCTGCCATCACCGGCCTGTCGATTGGCTACATTGCCAAGGAGTGGTCGCAGCGCAGCAAGCCCGAGGAACCGCGTCGCACGCTCAAGAAGGTCGACCTCATGGAGGTCAGCCTCGTTACGTTTCCTGCCAACGGCAAGGCCCGCATCAGCGCGGTCAAGTCGTTGGACGAGATTGCATCGTTGGCCGATGCGGAAGCCTTCCTTCGTGAGGTCGGAGGGCTTAGCAAGAGCCAAGCGGTGGCCTTCATCGCGCGGGTGAAGGCGGCATCGGGCCGGGGCGATCCCGACATCGAGCAGGAACTCCGCGAATCGCTGGCAAAGCGAGGCAAAGCCCTGGCTTCCGCCCGCTGATCACTCCCCACCACGACAAGGAATCCAAACATGGACCTCATCGAAATCAAGCGCATCATCGACGAGCAGGGCGAAGCCTTCGACAAGTTCAAGAAGGCCAATGACGACCTGATCAAGGCCAAGGCAGAAGGCAAGGCGGTCGCCGACCTCGAGGCCAAGGTCGCCTCGCTCAGCGAGGCGCTCGACAAGCTGAACGAGCAGAAGGCCGCCATCGACGAAATCCTCGTCAAGGCCAATCGCCCAGGCTTCGGCGCCGACCCGAAGGATGCCGAGGCGAAGGCCGCAGAGGTCAAGGGCTTCAACGCCGCGCTGCGCGCCGAGTACCAGGCCAAGGGCAAGCCGTTTCCCGGCGAGCTGTCGGCCGAAGCCTACGCGCAATACAAGAGCGGCTTCTTCCGGCTCATGGCCGGCGTCACGATGGATGGCCTGGAGCCCGACGAGCGCAAGGCCATGAGCGCTGGCAGCGACCCGGACGGCGGTTACCTGCTGCCCGCGTCGACCCAGGGCCGCGTGGTCACCAAGCTCTACGAGCAGTCCATCATGCGGCAGATCGCCGACGTGCAGCCCATCACCACCGACAAGATCGAGGGGGTAGTCGACGACGACGAGGCCGATGCCGGCTGGGTCTCCGAGCTTGGCACGCGCAGCGACAGCGGCACGCCGCAGGTCCGCAAGTACGAGATCCAGGCGCACGAGATGTACGCCATGCCGAAGGTCAGCCAGAAGCTGATCGACGACGCGGCGGTCGACGTCGAGGGCTGGCTCGCCGGCAAGGTGGCCGACAAGTTTGCGCGCGTTGAGGGCACCGCGTTCTGGCAGGGCACCGGCGTTGGCCAGCCCCGCGGCCTGTGCAGCTACACGACGGCGGCCACCGCTGACGGTTCGCGTGCATGGGGCCAGTTCGAGCACATCAACACCGGCGCCAACGGTGCGTTCCACACGACGCAGTTCGACCCCATCCACGACCTGATGGGCGCGATCAAGGACCACTTCCTGTCGAACGCTCAGTTCGTCATGCGCCGCGAGGTGCGAACGGCTGCGCGCAAGCTGAAGGAGTCCACGACGAACCGCTACCTGTGGGAGCCCGGCATGCAGGTCGGTGCGCCGGAGCGCCTGAACGGCTACCCGGTCCGCGTCGACCAGTACATGCCGACGCTGACCACCGGCTCGCTGTCGCTGGCCTTCGGCGACTTCCGCCAGGCGTACACGATCGTCGATCGCATGGGCATTCGCACGTTGCGTGACCCGTACACCGCAAAGCCCTACATCGTGTACTACAGCACGAAGCGGACCGGCGGCGGCGCGATGAACTTCGAGGCGGTCAAGTTCCTGCGCTTCGCGGCCTGATCAAGAGCGCCAGAACACCCACGAAAGGACAGACACATGAACCTCCTCAATGAAGTGAAGATCACGCGCGTCGCCAATGCGGCGGCGGCGGCGCAGACCGAGGTGCTGTCGAGCGTGCTCGACATGCAGGGCTACGATGGCGTGATGTTCGTTGCCCTTCTCGGCGACATCACGGCGACCAGCGTGCTCACTTTGACGGCCAAGGGCAACACGGCCAGCAGCACCAGCTCGCCGACGCCTGTGACCCAGGTCGCCACCGCGGCATTCACCGCTGGCGCATCGGACGCCGACAACAAGGTGCTGGTGGTCGACGTGTTCGACCCGGCGTTGCGATACGTATTCGCGTCGCTGACGCGCACGACGGCGAACGCAGTTGTCGACGGGATCATCGCCATCCAGTACACGGCCGAGCTGCGTCCGACCACCCAGGACGCATCGGTGCTCGCAAGCGCCATCGGCCCCGGCCGCGCTTCGTAGCCACCGGACCGAAACACCAAGGGCCGCCCCACCCGGGCGGCCTTTTCGTTTCTGCCCGCAAGGAGACGACCCATGGCACTGAAAACCGGCGCGGCGGTGCGCCTGATCCAGCCCGAGATTCGGGGCGAGGTCATCGAGCGCCGCATCAGCAACGACGACGAGCTGGAACTGCTCGTCGAGTGGCAGGAGGACGGCCAGCCCGTCCGCCGCTGGATCGACGCCGATCGCGTCGAGGAGGTCGCAGCATGAATGCCCGTCAGCACATGATCGACGCCATCCGCAGCATGGGCGCGCGCATGGCCGCCACGTCGACCGGCCACGGCGTCGAGCGCGCGCCGGCCACGGCACGCACCGATGCCGTGTACGCGCACGGCGCCGCCCAGGTCGAGCAGGCTCTTGCCTCGGGCGTGTACATGGCCGACTTCTGGATGCCGCACGCGCACCGCATCAACGAGGTGCAGGCACTGCGCGCCCGCCTTGCCGAGATCACCGCCACGTCGCTGCTGCGCCGCCTGCACGGCGACGAGGCCGATGCCATCCGGCTGCGCCTGGCCCTCATCCCGCACGAGCTGGTGTGGTCCGACACGATCCACAACCTCGTGACGACCGAGGGCAAGAATGCGGCGCTGACGCACTTGCTCAAGGGCAGCAGCTACACCGCGTCGCAGGCGCTGGGTCTGATCGAGGACACCGGCTACAGCGCGGTCAGTGCCACGAACACCGCGGCCAACATCACGGCTTCCGGCGGCGGCTCGCCGGCCAACGGGTGGAACGAGGCGCCGTCAGCAACCGTCGCTACGCGCGGCACGCCCAGCTTCGGCACGGCCGGCAGCGGCCAGCTCGCTACGTCGTCGGCGGTGAGCTTCAGCACGCTGGCCACCGACACCATCAAGGGCGCCATCTTGCTGATTCGCTCGTCGGCCGGCGTCGCGCCGACGACGGCGGTTGGCAACACCTCGGGCGCGCTGTACTCGGCGGGCCTGTTCTCGGGCGGGGACCAGGCGGTGACCGCCAGCGGGACGCTCAACGTGACCTACACCGCGGGACTCTGACCATGCCACTTACCACAGCACAAGCCGCCACGCTGAAGGCGGCAATCCTGGCCCGCGTGGAGTCCTGACGATGGCCTACGCCGACATCTACAACGCCGCCGTCGACACGGCGATCTTCCAGCCGCGCTGCATGGTCGCGGTCTGGAAAGCCGCGCACGACATC